TTAGCAGGGATCGGGGTGCGGCGCAAATCCGTTGGTTTGTTTTCCGGCTCTGTTTTCCGGACCATCGGTGCGGGAATAAAAGTACCTGGCAAATTGCGGCACCCTAATTTGACATCAACCTTGATGGAATTTGAATGTGTCCTAGAAAACAAAACTATCCGTCGTTACAGAAATCATTGCTGTTAATCCAAATGGATATGTCCAACCAGAAACCCTACGCAATTTAAATTGAATGTTGTTATTCGTATAGAAAACATCTTCAACAACATGAAGTCCCTTAACGTAATAGATCATCTCGCCAATTCGAATATTTTGTGCTTCCTTCCACCACAGGTCATGAACAATATTCTTATCATCTATGAACTGATCAAAAAAATCTCCTTGACCGCTAGAAGACATACGAACCTACCTCAACATGAACCATAATATGACCATAAAGCCAATCTTTCCGTGCACCAAGATCATATTCGATGCTCAATCTTGAGCATCCAGTATCTCCACAGATACACTTATCAACACTGAAGACGGTTTTATAACTGTCATGAGCAGCGTCGTAAACCCTTTCGCCCTTCACTAGACAACCAGCAGGCTTCAGCCAGCATTCTATGCGTGGGTGTTTATTCGAAGACATATGACTCAACCCTTACCGGCACATTTAGCCAGCTAGGATACCAAATCTCTGATCCTGACTTCATTGTGACAATCACTGATTTACATGCATTTCTTCCACAAGGACAATCTCTGACGGAATCGACACGACCATCTTCGTCGGGACCAAGATAGTCATCATCATCAATTACATCGCCACCCTTAATATCCTCGAACCGCTTTATCCAAACCTCATTATCATTAGAAGACATAAGAATCAACCCTTACCTTGAACCAGAACTCTGGAACAGCAAGAATACCATCATCCCTTATCCAGCCATTAGGGTCAGGGGTGAGCCATATTGATCTGGTGCCGTTACCGAGTGGCGTATTGTGCGTGATAAAGCGCCAATCCTTACCGTGCAGTATACACTCACCGGGCCGCAAGTCTGAGGCTCTCTTAGGCCAATATTCTACCTGTTGCCCTTCCATGCTCGTCCTTTTCCACAAAGAAATTCGGCATCATAACATTCATCATTTTCTATAAATGGACATTATGAGGCCGAACTCTCATTCTTCTGATCTGTGCATTTCTCACATAGTCTGGTCTTCTTGAACAGCATTTTGACATGACCACATTCGCAACATGCACCAATCTTCAGATGCTTGTTACTTTCCAATTGGAGTCAACCCATACTTTACCTCATACCTCTTTCTATTTGCGTACCACTCATCAAAGGTTGAGTTGCAAAAACAATTAGCAGCCTTGCAAACACCCACGCCCTTTACAGAAATTAGAGCATCATAACTATCACGATAAGGAGCCTTTTCGGCAGCAACCTTCTTTGCGTGCTCACGCTCATGATCTGCCTGAGCAACTTCGGCAGCAACTCTCTTCTGAATATCCTTTACAAGCTTTTCAACTGCCCGACCATAGGCAATGCAGTATCCTAGCATAGGATCATTCTTATCATCAGGATGCTTACGGGCGGTGCCAACGTAATCATCTACTGGGCCAAGGCTATCGATCAACTCAACACGAACAACAGTAGTGCCATTGTCGTGAATATGATCAACAACAACAATTTCTTCATAAGTAAGATTGTAATCCATTTTTATCTCTTCTTTCTTGTCTATAAATAACGCAATGGCACAGGCGTACCGTTTACGGTACGCCTGTGCCATCACAACTTACTTAGCAGTCTTGGCCGATGCCTTAGTTGCAGGCTTTTCGGCAGCAGTCTCGGCAGGCTTCTCAGCATCCTCAGCGAAAGAATCCTTGAACTCTCTGTCAATGAAGTACAGATCGAAAACAGGGACAGTTTCACCGTCAACTTCTGACTCACCGGTCTGAGTAGAATGAATATTTACTTTCAGACTAATGCTCTGGCCCGCAGTACGAATTCTCTGCTGCAAAGCATTGAACTCATCCTTGCCGGTAATGCCAGGAATGCGAGAAGGCTTTCCTGTGCGAAGTGCGTTCTGAATTGCTAGACGCTCTTCTGAGACACGACCAGAGTTACGAGTAACCGCAGGAAGTCGATCAGCTTCTTCGATAATAAGAGCCATTTGTTTTATCTCCAATTTCTGTTTGTGTTTTGTGAGGCAGCGATCCTGCCCCATCCCGACACCTTCAGCATACCAGGTCGAGCGGTCAGTCCCGACGGCGAGGGGCGGAAATTTTGGAATTTTCCTAGTCACCCATGGTTTCAGGAATTGATTCCTCGACCGTATCGGCCAATTCTTGGAGGGCATCCTGTGCTGCCCTAAGTGCTCTCGTCATTGCCTTAATAGTAGCCCTCAGCATAATGATTTCTTCTGAAAGCTTTTCCATATGCGCTTTGTATTCACTTATCACATCGTCATAAGTTGGATTAACCATATTATCTCTTTCTTTTAAATAAGCTCTAGCCAGTCAGCTAGATCATCAGGAATTGGGTCAGCCTTCTTTGGCATGATACTGCTAATGATGATATCATCGTTGCCCATATCATCATAATACTCTTCGTCCCCGCCGATAATCTCAATGTCAACATCGGTATCAAGGATCAGATTATCCATGCACATATAGGTAGCGCCAGCAATTGAGTCTGCAAGGTCCTTTGATCCCTTAGTAGGGTGATCAACCTTTGTATTGTTGATAAGTCGAAGCTTCAAAAGCTCATCTTCAACAAGAAGCTCATTCCAATAACCACGAAATCTCTCATCGTAAATAGCTGTCGAAAGAGTATCGTAGTCTCGCTTCGCAACAGTATGCAAATCGGCATTGATATTCATCGAACGCAAACTCTGAATCATATCAGCAGACTGCCACTGGTCGAATGTAACCATGGCAACATCGAACATACGACATAGCTGAACGATAAGTTCGCGAATCTCCGACAGAGGAATTTCTTCATATGGGTTGGCCTGCCATGATTTGATGAAATCCATATTGATAATCGGAAGCTTCTCGACCCCCGTCAATGTCTTGATTTCTTTAAGTCCAGAACAATGAACAACACCAACAGAAGCACGGTCACGCTTTAGACCAAGGTCTGTATGAATGAATCTAATGTGTCCATCTTTCCCGCCAACAAACCACTCCTTAAAAGTACCATCCTCATTCAAAGGATCTTCCAATGAATTAAACGCCTTACGAACCGCAACAGGATTACGGAAGTACGCATCCTCCATCTCGGGAGGTTCGCACATAAATCTGGCACGACTTTGAATTGGATCACGACGAAACTCTTGGGCAAACTGTTCCTCAGTCTTGGTTGGGTTTACCTCCCAAGTTGAAGCCTTAAGTGCCCACGTCATCAACTCGGCATCTCTACCAGAATTTCCCTCTGCTGCCGGGCCAGGAGTCTCGCCAGAATTAATGATGTCATTAATAACAGAATTGTATCTCTGCTGGATGAAGTCATCCTTGAATCTCGGGAACGACAAAAGACTTACCTTGCCCCACTCAGGAAAACGAGAGGTAACAGAAGCCTTCGCCATGTTGTAAATCTGAGAAGCAGAACCCTTGTTTCTTACATCTCCCTTAAGCTCACTGTCTGTCTTGAAAGCAGAAATCTCGTCAAGAACAACCAGAAGGGTTTCATAACCCTCCCAACCTTCAGCCTCAGAGTGACCAGAGAACATTCGGACAGGCTTATTGAAGAAGAAAATCTCAGAGACTCTAGGCTCAAACATAGCAGTCTCTTGAAAGTAAGGTGAATTCATAAGCAGGTTCTTCAATGGGTCGAAGAACACCTGCTGTGCCTGCTTGGCGTTTACAGCCATGTTTACAAGGTCAATATACGTTCCGTGAGCCTTGTGGTAATACTCAATCGGATCACGCAAGCAATGCAGAAGATAAGCTGCATATGCCAATGAAATACGAGAGGTGTGATCCTTTCCAGAACCCTTTCCCAATTGGCAAACAATCTCTGTCTTTGTGTACTTGTCGTAGTACGCTTGCCCCTCTTCCTCACCAAACATTTCCTGCAAGGTCTTCAGCTTCAGAATCTGTGTTGAATACTTTACAATCTCAGTTTGAATCTTGGATAGCGGAGGCTGCCCAAGATAATGGCTATCCTCAACAAACTGATCAACAGATACAGGAATTGTTGTTAGATCATCCTTTGTAAGCAGAGCGTCAAAATCATCAAATGAAAGATTGGTACCAAAATAGTCACTCATTGTGTAAGCCTCCCAGCAACATACCTGAGAGGGTCATATTTGTGATACCTCTGAGGGATCATAAGATGCGTATAGAGAATCGTGGCCGTAGCAATAGTAGGCCACCTTTGGATGGGGTGATTAATTGCTCTTGAAAAAGCACTCGAAAGTGTTTCATGATGTGTCTTGATAGCCCACGCATCATAGGCTACAACATAAGACGCCAATACTACCCAACCCCACCCCGCACCTTTCATTCAGCCACAACCTCGGCATCCTCAAAGTTAAGATGATCTGCCGCATCCTCGGCAGAAGAGAATCCTTCGCCGCTTTCCTCCATCATAGCGAAAGCTTCCTTGAGCATTCCTCTAGCCTTAGTTCTGCAAGATTCACACTCAGAAATAACATCACGGATGATCTTTGAAAGCAAAAGGTTTACATTTTCAGCCTTCTGCATTCTAGCAATGTATTCACCATCAGAATTTGTACCACCCATAAGCTGATGAAGATTGGCCTTCTTCACACCAACATCTAGAGCTAGCTTCAATGCCTGAATTCTTGATCCAACCATCCCCGCCTCGGTTGCAATCTCAACAGTCTCCCAAGCCTCTTTAGAGATTTCATTCATCTCATCCAAAGCTTTCAGTGTGTTGAACTGAATTTCCTCAAGGAAATAAGGGTTGTCTTCACCAACCTGCTTTACGATATCAAGATACTCTTGAACATATGCCTTGGCTGTACGTGTGTCAATTTGCAACACTTCACCAATATCAACGTTTGTGTATCCTTTGATATGAAGCTTACCGGCCTCTTGAATGGCCTTGAACTTATCATATGTCGTTGGTGCTGCCACTTCAATAGATGTCATGTGTCTTCATTATACCTTGTTTTTCTTGAGTTCCACCGTCTGAATCTCTTTTCCGTCAGAAGTGTGCCCAATTAGTTCGATTTCTACTTCTTTTTCGTCAGAAGTCATGATTTCGCTCATTAGGTTGCTCTCAAAATCGCTTTTTATACGCTTAACTCTTTTCAAAAACTTCGCTCTTGCCTCATTAGGCTCACCGTCAAACTCTTCGACAAGCTTAGCGGTCATCGCTCTAATCTCAGCAATCAGAATAACAGCTATCTTCTGCAACTGTTCATCCGGCACTTGACCCATCATATATTTTGACAGCACCGATTTAACATTCTTGTAGCTTCCAAACTTCCCCAACTCATGCTCCATGAGCTTTAAGAACTCTTTAGGCTCTACTGCTTCTGTGTACTCTTCTTTTTCTATGTTCTTTTCTGCCATATCAGTTTACGCTACAAAAGTAATGCAGTGCTCGATAGATCCATCCACGATCCTCAATCGTCAGATCAACAAGCCTTTTATACTTGCAATCTTCACTACTCCACATTTTAAATTTGAAGCTGACTCCTTTTTCTTCTTCTGTTATCTCTGGTTTAACCCATCCCGTATGCAGCACCTTATCAACAGGAACAAGATAGTACGACTCATTATCCAAAACAATCTTCTGCAAAAAATTATTCGCAAACTCCAACATCTTATTGTAGAGGAACGGTGACTTCACCCACAGGTCCTGAAGATACTTATCATTGTTCGGTGGGTATGATAAATCTGCTATCATCGTGTCTTCTTTCTCATTCTGTTGCGTCTCTTCATGGCTTCCATCTGAGCTTTTGCCTGCGTCATACCTGCACTCTTTGGCTTGCTCTTTTTGATCATTGGGTTACGAACCTGCGTATTCGCCCCCATCTTTCTTCCCTTGCCACGAAACTTCAGAAGGTCAAACTTCTCAGCCCAATTGTACAGAGTCTGCGGTGTTGTCTTAATGTTATAATCTTTCTTCAGAAGCTCTGCAATATCCTTTAGGTTCATACGACGACGAACATAATGTTCAAGCATCCAGTTCTTATCTTTATATGGATAATATGTCATTTGATCACCTCATTTATAGCCCAATATGAAATGGCTATCGCATCAAGAATATCATAATCTTCAATTTCCTGAGTCTCAGGAATTATATCAGCCAAAAGCTTCTTGACCCTTACTTTCCTTTCAAGGTTCATAAACTTCTTGGCTTCCTTTTCACCCATCTTTGCAATCAAGGATTTCTTCTCTGCTGGCATGATCCTCTTGTATCCAAGCCATGACTTCCAAGTCATGGGCGGAACGTCGCTTACAGAGGCTCCTAGCGCCCTTGAAGCTTGCCATAGAGCACCTGTCAAATAGGCCAAAATGCGGGAAGTTTGAGGGTTCTGAATATAGATGCTCTGCTCTATCACAACATGATCAACGCCCTTCATCAACTCAAAGAACTTTTCCCATCCGACCATGATGACATTTTGCTTAGTCTCCATAACATTGGGCATGGGAAAGAGAAGCTTACCGGCATACAGCAGCTTCTCTTTCCCATTCTTTCTTTCCATCAAAGCAAAAGCCATAGAGTGAGATGCCGGATCAACCGCCAAGACTCTTACATTCTTCTTTAGCTTTCCTTTGGCCGTAGCCACAAGGCTCATATCAAATCAAATCCTTTTGCTTTGTCGTCATCCCAACCCCATTTTTTCAGTCTAGTTTGGAGTTCCATCCTTTTGTGCTGTTCGCACTTCGTTTCTTTATTGTATCTTGATAGACGTGTTGTGCATGATTCTATAGCGCAATATCTTACGTCTGACCTGACCTTACGAATCTCTTCTTTGTTATCGTAATACCTTTGCAGCACACGCTTGTTGGTGATTATCTGCCTACACTCAGGACTGCAATATTTTGCATTGTGTATCTTTTTCGAGAATGTTTTTTCGCATTCAGGATTTGAACAAGTCGCAATTTCATTCATAATTGACCCAAATGCTCTTCCATTACCCATCGGTGTTCAAATTTTGATACATAATCAATACATACTTTATGTTGTCTATTGGACAATGATATAGATGCATTGCCATGACGCAGCAGCCTAGCATAGTGCATAGGACACATATTTCTTGTATCTGATACCTTTTTGCAATCAGTGACAATGCATAATCTTTCCGACATTAGAACAGCTTTTCCCCCACAACCGTATCAGCCCAGCAATACGCATAAGCATCGCATCCCTGACACTTCTTTGTTGTTTGCTTGTGAGGACGAATCGACAAGATGTTGTTTTGATGTGCATCATAGATCACTCTCCATCTATCAAACAACTTGTCAATAAACTCCTGATTCTTCTCGACATGAAAAATCTTCAGTTGCTGATCATTCTTATTTTCGTATAGAACAAATCCGCTATCCCAGCCGCCAACCTCAAGATAAACCTGAAGCTGACGGTAGTGAGAGTCTGATGGCTTGTTGTAACTCAGTCGGTACTCAAACCCACGATCATTCGTGGACTTAACCTCAACAGGCTTTTCACCATCCCAATCGATCACAAAGTCAACGTAACCTGTAAGCGGGGGGTCAATATTCTTAATCTCTCGCTCTCTGTCAACAATGATGCCCAGCCTTCCGAGATAACCCTCAACCCTATCTTCCAAGCTATGACCCGTTTCAAAGATTCGATATGTTTGAGGGTGAAACTCTGTTCTTTGCTCAAACCCTCGCAATCTATATCCAAGATATCTAGCACAATCATTGTTCATTGATGCCGTAAAGCCACCACTCTGCTTCCACTGAACACTGTTTTGATCTTCTAAGGCACTATCGATAGCACGATGAAGTTCCTCGCCAAGCGCCTCATTTGATTCTGGCGTCACGGGAACAATATCATCATCTAGTGGAATGTTCTTAGCTGATTTTAGCGCTTTCATGTATTGATATCTACTGTGTAGTTAACTGTCATCGACAGATGATCCTTGACAGGAATGTCATACCTGTAACTATCTGACATAATCGAGATACTATTAAACTTGAGTTCATGTGTTGGATATCTATCAAACGGAATTGGATCACTTGCCCTCATGTATTTCAATGTCATGTGCGGAGTAAATCCGTGTTTTGGAATGTCCAATCTGACATCATAGTTCTTGAGTTCCCTGATGATCTTTCTCCTGATCTTAACCAGATCATTCAAATCAACACCGGCATAAAGAACATCTGGATCATCCTCGTTGACAAATCGTCCGAAGCCTGAAGTTCTTCCATCATAGATAATCTCATCATCGCTATAGTCTTGCTCCCTGACAAATGCAGAAACTGCCTTGATTGAATTACCAACGTCCATCGCTGTTGGATATTCTGAAACATAGACCAGTGTCAGATGAATCTCTTCTGGCTTTTCCCCGCCATGGATTGCCATCTTTCGTGCTGTATCCAGATCGGGATACATAGCTATCATTAAAGACATATTGTATTATACCTCATTATAGGTGCTTTGCCTCAATACGTCCCAAAAGCTTGAGCGTATTGATGTTTTCTTCTAGTGCTGAATACATCGAAAGAAGCTGGTTCTTTCTCTTTGTTGTTGTCATTGTCTTTGGCATCGTCTTGTATACCTGTGCAAATGTACCAAGCTTGGTTCTGTGGGCAGCAAGTTGTGCAGCAGCAATCAATGCATCACGACCAACAATCTGCTCAGGATGATCAATGATGTTTTGAACGGTACCCATAACAGAAAGAAAAGACATAGCCTCTTCAGGTCCAAGAACTTCGGCAATCTCAGCCACCGTCATTTCCTTATCTTTCTGAATTACATCATCCATTCTTAATTCTCTCCAATTCCATTTCGGCCTCCTGCAATTGCACAAGCCTTTCCCACCTGATAATTCCCAACTTGATTGGCATATCTTTAGATGACTTTACCTCTTTCGCATTAAGCGTCACAACAATTACAGGCGTATAATGCCCATCGTTCCATGCGTCCTTGGCGTGCTTGTTCCAGCTTGCTCTTGAAACTGAAAAGGAATTCGTATAGTCCTTATAGTCAATAAGAAAATCACCAAGAATTGCATCACCTTTGCGGATGCCCCGCCCGGAATTTTTCACCGGGCGGGCACCATCACGCTTTATCTCTCTACCTTCATCCATTCAAAGACTCAATCGTGTCGAGAATTACCTGTCTTTCGTCAGGATCAGAGATGACATTTACAAGATCAGCCTTGCGATAAGACTGCCCCTTGTACCCCAACCAACCCTTTTTGGAAGTATCGATAATGTCATATTGACCAGCAATGTCGATCAACTCTGCATCATTGTCGATTTCAGCAGTTGCAATATTGAAGCTGTATGTTCCGCCAGCGCCAGTAATAGCTGCCTGCTTTGACTTCGTGAAGTTCCACATAACTGTTCTATCGCTGATAGAACCGTCTTCATTCTTCTCCATCTCACCCTTAGCCCAACTACCATAAATCTTGATGATGTTTGTGCTGTAGTGATCAATAGCATTTCCATACTTACCCACCGTAGGTGAAGCCATGTTTCCAAGGTCCACCGTTTGCTGAGCAACAAAGATAACCATATGGTCAGTCGTTAGGTGACCATTCAGCTTCAGAGCAAGCTCGTTCTGGCTTCTGGCAAACAGAGCCATTCCGCCGTGCTTCTCGTCCTTGTCGAAGAAGTCAGAGCGCACAATACCATTGATAGAGTCAAAGAGAAACGTATACTTGTTTCCATTTCGCATAAGAGGAAGAATTTCTTTTTGGATGGCCTCTAGTTCGTTATAACCCTTTAGGTAAATGAACTGATCCTTTCCAACATCAAGCCCGCATCTTATCATGTGCGAAACAGGCATTGTCCCTTCTGTGTCAACCATCACTGGCTTATAGCCCTTCTTCTGAGCCTCGGCAAGAATCTTCAACGACATTGTGGTCTTGCCACCACCAGGATTACCCCAAAATGTGTGCATTCTATCTGTCCACAACCCGCCTCCTAGAAGTTGATTCCACTTCAATGAAGGCGTAGCAATGACATCAGGAACGGGCATCTCTAGCCCGTCAGTTATTTTAAGCAATTTTTTCTCCTTTGTATGAGAGTTTTATGGCGAACTCCCTAAACCGATACCCCATTCTACCTATGTTTTGCTTGAAAACAAAGGCATGGGGGCGTGCGGAATGCTTTTCAATTTGCAGTATCTCTCAGGGGAGATTGCCTTGTTGAGGGCTGTTCCGCCTCCCTTTGCTTCATTTACCTGTAGAATGACCCACTGAAATTGGTTGCTCAGTGTGTCCTTCGTGAAATTGTATGTTCCAGGGAAGATAACTGTCTTGAAGAACCCCTCGACAGGATTCCAGAAGTATGCATTCGCCATATCTTGCCCCTTCTTGGTCTTGAACACTGTGACGCTCAGCAGATACGCAATTGTCTTGTCAGACTCTAGATCGTAGCCTGTGTCGGCGTCGAACAGGAACCTATATTGATCGTTAATTCTGCCCGCCTTGAATGCATCCATGAAGCGGACAAACTTAGGACGAGAAACTTCTGCCTTGTCATATTCAATCGCATAATGCAAAGCTGAGTCACCTACCAGAGCAAGAATTGAATCACGCTTGCTGAAGTTCATATTTTGATCAGCAAAGACAGAAACGAATCCTGTATCATCCTCAATATCAACACGATAGTACCTATCGGTACGCTTCGTTTCCTTAACGACCCCTCGCACAACAAACAACTCTGAACTGTCACCAGCATCAAGCACGTCCTGACATGTTGAAAGAATATCGTCAAAAACTGACGGCCCATTGAGAAAGACAGGATAGTTCAATACTGGACCATAATAGCTCTTGGTATCATAGTCTGTTTCATGTCCAACTGACTCAAATGCGCCAATCTTCTCAAGGTTCTCAACAACGTTGGACTTCACTCTTGTCTTAGAGCAGGTATTAACGAACTGCTCGTATGACTGGAATGGGCGCTTATCAATGATTTCCTGCACTGCGTTCGGACCACAACCCATCACATTGCCAAGACCGAATCTAATCGTATTGCCTGACAGCGTAAATGTCTGCTCTGAAAGGTTTACGTCAGGAGGAAGAATGTCTACCCCCAGCTTTTGTGCCTCAAAGAGGTATGTTGTGATATTCGAAGTGTTTGACTCATTTGTCAAAAGTGCCCAAATGTATTCAGTTGGATAATGGAACTTGAGCCACGCTGTCTGATATGTCAGAAGAGAATAAGCAACAGAATGAGACTTGTTAAACATGTAGTCACAAGCCTTCAGAATGTCTGCCCACAGATCGTCAGCATCTTTCTGAGAAAGATTCTTGGTCGCCCCCTCCATAAAGGAATCCTTGTAAGGATCGAACTCAGAAGCATCAAGCTTCTTTGAGATGATCTTTCTGAATCTATCTGCCTTGCCCCATGAGAAGCCAGCTAGCTCCACAAGTGTTCTCATCAGTTGCTCTTCGAATACCCATGTTCCATATGTGTCACCAAGAATAGGCTCTAGAATTGGAGAAACATATGTAACCTTCGCTCCCTGCTTTCTTGCCTTATACTTAGCTCCCTGAGTTTCCCATGAGCCAGGGCGAATAAGTCCGTTAGCAACGATAAGGTCATTGAAAGTCTCAGCCTTAAGGTCCTTCAGGACATTCGTATATGCGATACCCTCTGACTGGAAGACTCCGACAGTGTTACCAGCGCTCAACTGCTGCATGACCATAGGGTCAATGTTTTCATCGTCAAGAGACTGAGACTCAACATCAAGCCCGTGATTCTTCTTGATCATTTCGAGAGTGTCCTTGATGACAGACACAGTGTTCAGACCAAGAGCATCGAACTTCACAAGACCCATCTGCTCAATCTCGTTCTTGTCAAAGGCTGTTACCTCAATGCGAGAGTTTGACTCTGGATCATTACGAGACTCAATTGGAAGAATCTCATGCAGAGGACGAGGGGAGATAACAAGCAGCGTGAGCACCAGCCTGTTGAATCGTTCCCTTGATTCCATCAGCAACAACAAGAGCATCGCTGTAGTTTTGAATGAAATCCTTGGCTACCTTGTCTGTCATCTTGAAGATGGAATCCATATCCTTCATTTTTGAAGAAATGGCATTGGCATCCTTATATGGCACACCGAAGATTCTTGCTGCACTCTTGAAGGCAGACTTTTCTTTGAAGTATCCATACGTTGAAATAGAGGCAACATTCTCAGTACCCCACCTATCACGAACGTACTGCTTAATCTCGTCACGACGACGATCCTCAAAGTCGATATCAATATCTGGATAGTCGTTACGCTCAGGATTAAGGAACCGCCAGAACAGAAGATTGTACTTTACAGGATCAACCTTCGTAATACCAAGACAATAAGCGAGAAGCGAGCCTCCGCTTGATCCACGGCCAGGACCCATAGCAATCCCGTTGTTCTTGGCCCACTTGCAGATATCCCATAGAATAAGGAAGTAGTCAGCAAACTTCTTGTCAATGATGATATCAAGCTCCATTTGGAGCACTTCACGATACTTCTCATTGTCAAGCCCCATCTCTGAAAGCCTGAAGTATGCAATGTCTGACAGATATTCCTCGGCAGACATTGATACGCCAACAGACTTGGGATACGACGGAAGAAGAGCAATGCCCTTCTTCAGCGTTGCAGAACAGCGTTCCGCAATCTCCATACTGTTCTCAAGAAGCTGTGGGTCAGTTGATACGTTCTCAGTGAAGTAAGTCTCTACTTCATTCGTAGGCATCACATACAAAGGAAGATGCTGGAACGTCAGACGACGCTCAGGCCATAGAACGTTAAGTCTATCGATAACGTCCTTCTCTGTCTTGGCTTCCTCAAGATGATCCTTTGCGTAGTCCATCATCTTCGGGGAGAAACTATTTGAAATGCCGATAGCAAGCAGAGCCTCTTCAACCCCACGATCAGACTTACGAGGATAGTGACAATCAATAGTTCCCACCATTGGCACGCCACGATACTCTGAATACTCGATCAGCTTCTTGTTCACCTTCTGCTGATCAGGCTCGGTCCATGGCTGAAGCTCAAGATAGAAATCCTTGCCATAGATTTTCAAGAACTCATCTAGCAATTCATCAGCGTGCTCTAGATCATCATTGATGATAGCCTGAGAGATTGAACCACCCATACACCCCGAAAGAGCGATAATACCATCACTGTGCGCTCTAAGAAGCGCAAAGTCTGTTCTTGGCTTATGATAGAATCCGTCCGTCCAGGCAGCACGATTGATCTTGAAAAGATTCTGCATCCCCTCATCGTTTTCGGCAAGAAGAATCAGATGGAATCGCTCAGCCTTAGAATCACCATCGTTTTTGATATCAGGCACAAAATACGACTCAAGCCCAAAAACGGGCTTAACGTCGGTCTTGCTTGCTGCCTCTTGGAATCTGTAATATCCAGCCAGGCTTCCATGATCAGTTATGCTAATTGCCTTTTGTTCGTTTTCCTCTGCCACCTCAATAAGCTGTTCTGGTCTAGACAGCCCATCCAGCAAGCTATATTCAGAATGGGTGTGGAGATGTACAAAATCAGCCATCATTAAATTCCTTTAAATATTCTATCATATTGATTAATATAGTTATATCTTCATTTCTTGAAGTAATATCTCAAGCCGTCTTTTGTTGATTTGTCCTTTCCAAAATAAGACAAATCTAACTCAATTCTACATCTAGAGCAAACTTTTGTCATGATCCTGTTTCGATAAGTCTTTCTAATTCTTGAATAATTTTCTCAATATCATTATATGAAAAGTAAGTGTAATCAACTCGCTCTCCATATCCACAAATTCCAATCATCTCTCTTGGAAAGCTATCTGATCTGATAGCAGATAATTGCCATGCATAATCATCATGATCAGGATCACTTTCCTCATCAATAACCCCAAATGAGTCTGTGTCTCTTTTGATGAGGTTTCCACCAGACAATTGAATGTCTTCCATATTACTCTCCGAAGCTATCTGTAATAATGATTGTTTCACCATTCAATGTAGAACCCTTGCTCCACTCATCTTCAGATACAAGAATCCACGCTGCTTCCTCTGGTGTCTGTCCAGGCTCAATTTCATCCTCATCAACAAGAATGGTTGTTGCTTGAGTTCTCATCAGGCTAATTTGATATGTCTTCATTCTTCTACCTCTAATTGTATTGTTGTTTTTGTTGGGAGAGCATATATATACTCCCATAGCGCTTCCGAAATGACTTCCTTTGTACTATTGCCAACATCGGCAGTATCAATGTCAATCTCATATGTCTCGATTTTTTTAATGATCACTCTTTTAGTGCTCATTTTCATCTCTCTTTAAACATGTGAACTTCTGCAAGCGATTATTCCAATGTCCATAGAAACCCGATTCTTTTCCGCAGTTTGCACATGTATATGAGCCAATGCTTCCATCAGGCAAAATTTCACCCATTAGCTTCATCTCTATAGTTGATTGTAGGTGTTGGAACACCTGAGAATACGGTTACCTTAACCCCGCCTTCTGCAAGAAGATCAATGGCATCGCTGTGTGTGTAATAAGACATTGCATACACATGCTTGATGCCAGCGTTGATAATGATTCTTGAACAGAATACACATGGAGTTGTTGTTAGATACATATGAGCACCATCAACCGAAACACCGGCGTTAGCTGCTGAAACGATTGCATTAAGCTCACCATGAATCGCCTTGCACTTAATCCATTCCTTGCCCGACTCTCTTGTACCGCAATCAGCATCACAATGCGATGTGCCTCTCGGTGCTCCATTGTATCCGGTAGCCAGGATAAAATTGTTCTCTGGATTCACAATTACTGCCCCCACTTTGCGGGAAGGGCAGGTTGATCTTACACTCACCATTTTAGCAAGACCAAAGAAATAGTCATGCCAATCCATTACTTTATTCATCTTCTACCTTCTCATATGTAGCCTCAAAGATATCTGGCTTGCAAGGGTAAAACTCACCCTGAACGCCCCGAATGATAAAATCACCAGAACTGGCTTTCATTGTCCCCTCAAGGGTATCAATCGCAATAAAGGCTGGCTTATCATCTCCCATTATCTCAGTTGCTGGACATGCAGAACTTTCCATTCCTGAATATCCGCTAGGAACAATTCCTCGCCCATCACATCTACAAGAAGAGTCATGCAGCTTAGCAGGCTCAATATCGTGATATCTTGCTGTACCGCCAGTGTTGTTGATCCACGTAATGATAACTTTAGCTAAATCTATGCTGCCATCCCACTGCAATGCATAAATTTCAACAGGCTTCTTTCTATACTTCATAATACCTCACTCAACTGATTTGGATCAAGCTTGATGATCCTTTCCATATTCTCAACATACTTCATCTTCGTTCTGCTGCGTGCCCATGATGTTTTTGTCTTTATAGGCTCACAATAAAGCTTTACATAAGGAGTTCCGCCATGTGAAATGTATGGATCACCTTTGAAATTTTGTGTCAAAATTGATATGACCTTATAGATGCTATGATATATGTTGTTCCCAGAAGACGCAATATGAACAATATGATCACCAACACGCACTTTCTGATCTAGCGCATCAAGCACATGGTCAGGAATTTTTCCTTTTTGATATAGAAACCTACCCTCCATCACTGACCCCC